TGTGCAATGGGCATGGCAGGTAATTTTATCTTGATTCCTATGGCTAACTTTATACTAGCCTTGGTTGAATCTGAAATAGTAATACCTTTAATTGCTCTATCTGAAATGATGCCTGTTCTTTTAGGTATGTTAGGTCTTGGAGCCATGAGAACAGTAGAGAAAGCTAAGGGCGTACAGAGAGACAAATAATGCAATTAACAAAGCAAGGATACACAATCTAATGACTTACTTACAGCTTGTACAGAGTGTACTAAGAAGGCTAAGAGAAGACGATACAATTCAGTCTGTGTCAGAAAATAGCTATTCAAGGTTAATAGGAGAGTTTGTAAATGATTCTAAAAGGATTGTAGAGGACTCTTGGGATTGGTCAGCTTTACGAACTACTTTTACTATTGACACAACAACTGATATTTTTAGGTATCAGCTTGAAGGTTCTGACATCAGTCTTAAAATTCTTGATATTATAAATGACACATCTAATTATTTCTTAAAGCCTGTGACATCTAGTTGGATGAACAATGCTTTTCTAAACAATCCTCCAGCTAAGGGTTCTCCTGCTTATTATTCTTGGAATGGCTTTAATGATAATGGAGAGGCAATCCTTGATTTATATCCCATTCCAGATGATAACTATTTTATACGTGTCAACACTATAGATAAGAAAGAGACACTAGTTGAAGATTCAGCAATTTTACATGTGCCTTCTAATCCTGTAATACATTATGCTGTTGCTTTAGCTTCAAGAGAGCGAGGGGAAACTGGCGGTACATCATCAGCAGAACTGTTTGCCATAGCGGATCAAACACTAGGCGACATGATTGCATTTGACGTAGCTCGACACCCAGAAGAAACTGTTTGGAGACCTATATAGTGGCTCAACAACTACAGAATGTAACAATTAATGCACCTGCGTTTGGAGGTATCAACACGCAGGATTCTCCTGTGGGTCTTGACCCTAGCTATGCGTCTATTGCAACTAACTGTGTTATTGATAAACTAGGACGAGTAGGGGCTAGAAAAGGCTCAGTATTGCTGTCTTCAACTGAGAACACTACAGGGGCTTCTACAGTAGGTACAAACACTGTAAAAGTAGAGACAATCTTTGAATCTTTAGATAAAAGCGGAGATAAGATTGTTTTCTCAGCAGGTAACAATAAGATATTTAGTGGCGTTGGTACTTTAACTGACATAACTCCATCAGGTTACACTATAAATAATAACAAGTGGAAGATTGTAAACTTTAATGATCATGTTTATTTTTACCAGACAGGACATGAGCCTTTAGTTTACACTGATTCTGGAAGCCAAGGACTTGTTAAGCTGACATCAGTTACAGGTTTTGACGGCCCTAATGGTATTGTTTCGGTATTCAATGCAACAGCAACAGCTTCAGAGACGACAACACTTGTAGTTAATGACGGCACTACAACAGTTAGTATAGCATCTGCATCCTACACTAGTGTTGCTGAACAAGTCACTGCAATACAAGGTGCTTCTAATTATAGTAATTTATTATTTACTGTAGCATTAAACGATGCATCTGATGGTTTTAAATTTACTTATAAAACAACAGGTGCAGTCTCTTTTTCTCCGACTTTAACAGGATCAGGAAGCAGTCACACAGTTACTCTTCTAATTGCAGGAAGTGTTGATGCTCCTTATCAAGCCAATGAAGTATTAGCGGCTTTTGGTCGTTTATGGATAGCAGACATCACAGGCAATAAACATACTATATACTGGTCAGACCTTCTTAATGGAAATGATTGGAATGGTGGTTCTACAGGTGCTATTGACTTAACAACAGTATGGCCTTCTGGTTATGATGAAGTTGTAGCACTTGCGGCACACAATAACTTTCTTATTATTTTTGGTAGGATGTCTATTGTTGTTTATTCAGGTGCAGACAATCCTACTACAATGGTTTTACATGATACTGTCAAAGGTGTAGGTTGTGTTGCTAGAGATTCTGTACAGCACACAGGTACTGACATTGTGTTCCTGTCTGACGCAGGTGTGCGTAGCTTTGGTAGAGTCATTCAAGAAAAGTCTATGCCAATGAGAGACATAAGCAGAAACGTCAGGAATGACTTAGTACGACAGGTCAACGAGGAAAGAATACTAGACTCTACGCTATCTTCTGTTAAGTCCTTGTATAGCCCAGAGGAAGCCTTCTATCTTTTAACTTTACCTACAGGCAACATAACGTACTGTTTTGATATGCGACAGGCGTTACCTGATGGATCACACAGAGTTACTACGTGGGCAACTCCTATTGCGTTGTGTTATACAAGAACGCAGGAAGGCTTTATATATATGGGAAGACAAGGCGGCATATACAAATACACAGGTTTTGTAGACGGCTTGTGTACTCTTGTTGGCGGTACGTATACTTATTCAGTCTCTTCTTATCCTTTATCTTATTTTAGCAATCCTTTAGATTTTGGAAACTCGTCAAACATTAAGTTTCTTAAGAAGTTTAAAATGACAATCATTGGAGATGCAGAGGCACAGTCTGTATTAAGTTGGGGATATGATTACTCAGACTCCTATTACAAACAAACTTTTAACTCTAAAAGAACTAACCCAAACATAGCTTATTATGGTGTAAGCGAATACAATGTTACAACTTCTGAATACACAGCAGGTACTCAAACTCAAGTACCTAATGTACACGGTTCAGGACATGGAAACGTAGTCACTGTTGGTTTAGAGTCTACAATTAGCGGTAGTGAATTTTCAATACAAAAAATTGATATAAACGTATTATTAGGGAGACTTTTTTAATGAGTAATTATACAAAAGCCACAGACTTTATGGCTAAAGATAATTTACCAACAGGTAGTGCAGGTAAAATAGTAAAAGGTACAGAAATAAACGATGAGTTTAACTCTATCGCTACAGCTATTGCAACTAAAGCAGACTTGTCAGGGCCAACATTCACAGGTGTAGTTACTGTTTCAACACTATCAGCAAGTAGCCTCACAGGAACACTATCAGGTACAATTAGCGGAGGGAGTTACTAATGTTAGGTGGCGGACTTACACAACAAGCAACAGGCGGTAGTGCAAGCGGTATGTTTGATGGGATGAACTTTGGTGGTTTAGGAAACGCTATTTCAGGCTACTTTGGCAACAGAGCATTATCTAAAGATATGAAAAAATTAGGTGATGATATTTTAGGTAAAGGAAAAGAAATAGGCGATGCATCAGTTGAGGCTAGTCGTTTTCAACCCTTTAGTGTCACATCTAGCTTAGGTGGTGCGGATGTTAACGAACAAGGTGGGTTTGATATGAACCTATCTGAAGAACAACAAGCTCTACAAGACCGTCTGTTTGGCATGACAGGCGGTTTCTTAGATGAGCTAGGCGGTGATCCTCTTGATCGACAAAAGGCTTTATATGAGCAAATAAGAGGCATACAAAGCCCAGAGGAAGAACGTCAACGACTTGAGCTAGAGAACCGTTTAAGAGGCCAAGGTAGGCTAGGTTTAATGACTTCTCAGTATGGTGGTAGTCCAGAGCAATTTGCACTAGAATTAGCTAAAGAACAAGCACGTAATGAAGCGGCTTATCAAGCTTATGGACAATCTCAAGCAGACAGACAACAAGCTTTTGGTTTAGCTGGTGGTCTTATGGGTCTAGGTTATAAACCACAGCAGGAGCTAAGTAGTCTAATTCAAACAGCTACTCCTATATCAGCGCAAGCACAAAGCGGTAGAGAAGCTGGTGCAGTGCTTCAATCGGAGGCAGAGTTAGCGGCTTTGCAAGCTTACTTTGAATCTCAAGGTATTGGAAACGCCATTGCAGGACAGGGTGGAGGTAAATCAGGATTGTTTAGCACTCTAGGAGGAGCCGCGGGTACTGCACTAGGAGGGCCAGTTGGTGGAGCAATAGGTAGTGCGCTTGGCGGTCTTTTCGGATAATAGGAGAATAAAATGGCTAGTAGAGATTTAGTAGGTTTGCTTACAAACACCCCCTTAAACGAACAGCCTAGAAGTTTTGGTGGTAGCTGGAAAGAAGCACTATTGCAACAATCAGCTTCAAACGCTCAAAGAATGAATAAAGGGGCTAGAGATTTAAGTTATAACTTGTTTGGGGTAGATATGCGTACTCCTCAAGAAAAAATGCAAGCAGAGTTGTCAAGTTTAGATTTAAACAACGCGGATGACATGAAGAAGCTAGTCGGCATTGTGTCTCGTGTTGATCCTTTACGTGCGGCACAAATGGCTGACAGAATTAAAGCTCAAGAATCTGCTGTGGCTCAAAAACAAGAGCTTGAAGATAAGGAAGCGGCTGATAGGATTTCTTTATCTACGTATGTACAGGAAAAATATCCTGAACTACCTCAGTTAGCGATGTTAGTACAATCAGGAGTTGCCACAGCTAAAAACTTAAAAGACTTTTTACCTGATGCTACAGGAGATGTTAATGCTCAGTTTGGAGGATCAGATAAATGGGTAGATGAAAAAGGGAATTATTTTTATGGAACACAAATAAAAGACCCAAGAACTAAAACTACTTCAACATCTCTTTCCCCTGTTGATGCTTCGGGGCCAACTGAACCTGTAGGAAATGTTACTCCTGTTGGTTCTTCTGGAGAGACTTCAGCAGAAAAACAAGCAAGAATAATTGAAACGTCAACAGCTAAAGAGAAATCAAAAGAATTTCTAAAAAACAAAACTCAGGCTGTTGGTGGTTTACCTGCTTTACTTGATAATAAAAAGAACATTGAGGAAGCTCAAAAAATACTTGAAACTTTACCAACAGGCGGCCCTATCAACATAGCGGCTTACGGTATAGAAGATTTCTTTGGTGTAACTAGCGGCAATAGAGCAGACTTTGAGCGTGTGTTAGCTATGGAAACTTTTAAGTCGTTAAAGCCTATCTTTGGTGGTGTTATTTCTGATCCTGAAAGAATGGCCTTATTAGAAATAGCGGCAACAGTTGGAAGAGGAAACAAAGCTAATAGTGCAATTATTAAAAGATTAATTAAAGATATGAATCAAAGAATTTCACAAGCTAAACTATATTCTGATTCAGAAGACTTTGACGAATACAATGCTTTTGTACAAGAGTTGTTAAAGGAAGATAAAGAACCCGAAAACGAAAAAGTAACGTTTGATATGTTGAAAAAAAGAGCGGGGAAATAATGAGTAAACTTTATGATGTTGATCTTCCTAACGGTGAAACTATTTATGACGTACCTGTGGGAACCAGTGAAGAAGTAGTCAAAGACTTAGCAATTTCTGGCGGCTTGGCTACTCTTGAAGACTTTGCTCCAAAACCAACTCCTACAGAAGAAGACTTGCCTTGGTATCAGGACGTAGGTGATTTCCTTAAGGGAAACATGGAAATACCTTTGGGTCTTGGAGGTAGTCTTGCAGGAGCCGCGGCAGGTATTCCTTTAGGCCCTGCAGGAATGGTAGCAGGGGGAATCATAGGCGGTTCAGTAGGGACAGGAGCAGGGTCTTTAACATCTGATGTTTTGGAAGGTAAAGAACTGGACTTTCAATCTGCTGTTAAAGAAGCTTTAATATCCGCAGGGTTTGATGTAGCAACTTTAACTTTAGGTAAGTATTTAAAAGGGCCATATCTAGCCGCCAAAGCCGCTTTAGGTTATGGGCCAAAGGAAGTAGCGGAAGAAATAATAAAGGAAGGTTTAGAGACAGGATCAGCTGAGTCTTTAAAAGCAACTCAAAAGATTTTAGAAGAAAGTGGGTCTAGTTTAACGAGGTATCAAACAGGACAAGCCTCTAGTCTTGCTGTCTTTGCTGAAAAGATAGGGGATGCAGGTCTTTTATCAGGTAAGGAAGCCACAGGTAATGTAAAGAAAGTAAATGAAGCGGCACAGTCAGCGTTGAACGACATAGCTAATGCTGTTGACTTAAGAACTGGTGCGTCTCCTTCCGATCTAGGGGGAGCAATGTTTGACATTTTATCCGCAGGTCGATCAGCACTTAGTGATTCCTATGGTGACGGTTTAGATTCTATTATGAGTCAAGTTAAAAACAGAACTGTAAACACGGCAGGAATTAAGAAACAACTAGAGTCATACTTAAAACAAAACACTATAAAAACCTCAGATGTAGTTGATGGTAAAGTGGTGACTAAAGATAAAATACTTCTTGACGATGCTACTATAGCATATATTGAAAAAGAACTAGCAGGAACTTTAGAATACGGAAATATGTCAGCACAAGCTTTAATTCGTCTTGATAAAATGATGTCAGCACAAATGCGTCAGTTTGGAACTAAAGGAACGCAAAACTATAATTCAGTGGCTGATGGAGAACTTATAGCATTACAAGGTATCTTAAAAGATTCTTTTATAAATACTTTAAAACAAGCTGACCCTAAAATGGCAAAGGAATATGCGTTACTGAAGACTTCCTATAAAGAAGGACTGTCTGGTTTGCTTCCTATGTTAAATAAAAATACAATAATGAGAGCAGAAATTGGTGATTATAAAGCTTTAGGCGCTATGTTGACTACTCAATCTAATAGTGACAAAATTCAAGGTTTTATGAAAAGCATAGATGAGGCTTATAAAGAAATAGGTAAGAGAGAAGGCTTACCTTCAGAAATAGCCTATGGTACAGCTAAGGAAGCAAAACAAGTCATTAAACAGTCTTTCCTTAGAAACTTGATTCCTGATGTATCTTCTCCTGATTTTGATATTTCACGTTACAATAGTCTAGCCGCCCAATTTAGTAAACCAGACGCAGACAAAAGATTAAAAGTTATTATGGGTGAAGACTACGCAAGGACAAAGCAGATATTTAATCTGTTTTCTGAAGCCAGTAAAAGACCAGAAGGAAACTTCGGTACTTTATTTCTAAGAGGTAAAGAGTTTCAAGCTCTTCAAGGGTTATCTTCTTCTGTTGGCGCAGGTGCAGGTGTAGCCATAACAGGTGGGGCTTTAGGTGCTATGGTAGGGGCGTTTGTAGCACCCTCTATAGTCTTAGCTACTCCTATTTTTCTATCAAAAGC